GAAATAGCTATTTACACAATAGAAGGGGGCGAACAATAATGGCAACACAAGATTCAAGAATCAAGATTAAACGGTCAACGATTACTGGTACCGTTCCAACCGTTCCAAGTTCAAACGACCACACCGATGGGACTTGGATAGCTACGGACATCTACAAAGGAGAACTCTTCTACAACCAAGCTGATGGCGTTCTGTGGACACGAGGCGACTCAGGAATTGAGTGCATACAAGGAACGGCAAAACTCACAATTGCAAGTGCCGATGTTCTACAATTGAACTCAACGCCTTTAACGATTGTTCCTGCTCCAGGAGCAGGGTATGCAATTGAGGTTATTAGCGCAAGTGTTAAGATTGATTTCAACACAACGGCTTATGCTACTAGCACTAATCTTTTAATATCAAACTCATCATCAAATACAGACCAATTTAGAGGGGGAGGTGTATTAGCGTCAACAGTTTCAACTTTTAAGAGGTTTATTTTGACCGACCCTACTGGAGCAACAGACACTCAAATAATTGAGAATGATTCTTTGATAATTCGGTGCGATTCAGCAGACCCAACGGCAGGAGATAGTGACATTACAATCTACGTTACTTACCGAATTATAACGCTCTAAGATGGCTACAAAGGTTGCAATAGAAGTAGACGTTAAAACGGGTGAAGCCAATGACGACATAATAGCGTTAAGGGAAGAACTCGAAAAGGTCAAGCAGACTCAGAAGGAAATGAGCGACCAGTTTAAAGCTGGTTTCAAGGCTGCAGAAAAAGGAGCAAAGGGGGCGAGTCAAGGGATGAAAGGCTTTGGCACTTCAATAGGTGGAGTGCTTAAATCTTTGGGGCTTATTGGGCTTGCTTTGGAGGTATTCAACTTCCTGAAGGAGTTGTTAATGAAGAACCAAAAGGTAGCCGACACTTTAGCCATTGCACTTAAAACTATCGAGGTTCTTTTCAATCAACTATTTAAAGCCGTTGAGCCTTTGGGCGATGCAATGATGGCTGCATTTGACGACCCTAAACAAGCTATTGTTGACCTTGTAAGCGGAATCTTTAACAGATTCGTAACTAGTCTAAAGGGAATAGGAGTAGTTGCTGAAGGTGTTGGAATACAACTCAAGGGTGCTTTCACTTTAGATTGGGATGAAGTTCAAAGAGGTCTAAGGCAAACGGCTCAAGGTGTCGCTCAGGTAGTAAGTGGATATGACATAGAACAACAGAACGCATTTGTTGATGGAGTTGTTAAAGCTGGAACGGAAGCACTAGACACGGCAACAAAAATAGAGACACTTAGAAAAGAGGTAAAACTTGCAGAGGCTCAACAAGGTCTCTTGATGCTTCAGTATCAACGAGAGGCAGAACTTCAAAGACAGATTCGGGACGATGTATCGTTGACTATTGAGGAGCGACAAGCGGCAAACAAAGCACTCGGAGAAATACTTGACGAGCAATCTCAGGAGGAGTTAAAGTTAGCCAACAAGCGTTTGGAGTTGGCACTACTTGAGCAGTCAATCAACAAAGACTCCGTTGATGCGGAGATTGAAGTAATCAATGCGCGAAAGGAAATAGCTGACATCAACGAGCGTATAACGGGTCAAAGGTCGGAGCAGTTGACCAACGAGAACGCATTAAAGAAGGAAGGAATTGAAATCTCGAAAGAACGAATAAAGATTTTAGAGGAAGAAGCGGAAGCAGAAAGGGTTGCGGCTTTTAAGATTGCGGAGGCAAAAGCCGAGGCTCAAAAGGTTCTTGATGATTATTTAGCAGATAGAGAATCATTGTCCAGAGAGGGGATGATTCAAAAAGAAATTGACGATGCACTCGCGGTTGAGGAAGCGAAATTCCAAGCGGCAGTTCAAGCGGCACAAGAACAAGGCGTTTTACTTGAAGAACTTGATGCGTTAGAACTTGCGAGAGAAGAGGAAAGGCTTAGGCTTGAAAATGAGATAAGGGAGAAATACGCACAGGAAGATTTAGAGCGAGAAAAAGAAATTGCAGATGCACTTGCAAAGGTAGAAGAGGATAATGTTAAAGCAGTCAAAGAAGCGGAGAATGCTAAACGCAAACTAAGAGAAGACGGTCTTACTGCGGCTGGTTCTATTCTTGGAGCAATTGACCAACTTGTTGAGGCAAGCGGCAACCAATCGAAAGAGGCTGTGGCACTTCAAAAGACTTTAGCCATTGCTCAGATTGCCATTGATACGGCAAAGGCAATAGTCGGGGCGATTGCACAGGCGCAAAGCGTACCTTATCCGGGTAACTTAGTAGCCATTGCTACGGGGGTCGCGGCAGTTGTAGCGGGTATTGCTTCGGCAGTTTCAACACTCAACTCTGCTAATGTGCCGGGCGGAAGTGCGGCAACGCCAACCGCTCCACAAGTGGCAACTGCTCCAGCTATCCAACAAGCAACTGCTGGAACAACCGAACTCGGAGGAGTGGAACAAGCCCAACTCGCACCTATTCAAGCCTATGTCGTGGAGACAGAAGTAACAGGAAATCAGAATAACGTAAACCAAATTGAATCACAAGCAACATTCGGAGGATGAACAAGCTACCAGTAATTTACCTGACAATTGACGAAGACCACGAAACGGGTCTTGATGCCATTTCACTCGTTGACCATCCAGCCATTGAGCGTAATTGGATGGCGTTTAACAAGAAGCAGAAGTTTTCGCTAAATGAAGAGAAGAGAGTCGTAAGCGGTGCTGCAATGGTTGCCGATTACCCTATCTATCGCAAAGATGAGGATGGGCGAGAGTATTACGTTGTATTCGATTCGGATGCTATTCGCAAGATAGCCTACAAGTTTATGAAGGAAGGCAAGACGAACGCAACAAATTTAGACCACTCAACAGATGTGGAAGGGGTGTTTATGTTTGAATCTTTCCTAATTGATGAAATGAAGCCAACGCCAAAGGGATTTGACAAGCTACCGAACGGTTCTTGGTTCGTGAGTTATAAGGTCGATAATGATGACGTTTGGGCGCAAGTAAAGGACGGCACTTTTAAAGGGTTCAGCGTTGAGGGCGTGTTCAGCGAAAGCCGACAAATGGACGTAGACAAGATGATTATCGAAGAGGTGGAGAAAGCACTACGGGCATAGCCAAGTGGCACACCTTCCAAGAATTGCTATTTACTAAAAAAACAACGCATGAACATTTCAGAACTTGTGGGTAAGAAATTGCCCGAAATCAAGAAACTACTTTTCAGCGAGACAACCGAAGAGGCTTTCGTTGATGCTAAACTCGTTGATGGTACTATCGTCCGAGTAGAACCAGCTTTGGAAATAGGCGCATCTGTTGCCGTTATCGGAGAGGATGGCGAAACCGTACCAGCACCTGATGGACAACACGAACTTGAAAGCGGTGAAGTTGTAAGAACTGAAGGAGGTGTTATCGTTGAAATCCTTGAGCCTGAAGTAGAAGAGGAAGCTGGAGAGGATAAAGAGGAAGAAATGGCGAGCGAAGAAAAGTTCGATGCTGAAGGCTTCAAAGCCGACATCCTTTCTGCTGTATCTGAATTGATAAAGTCAGAAATCGCTGCGGCTCAATTCGCCAAGACCGAGAAGGTTACGGACATCGAGAAAGCTGTCGGTCTAATTACAGACATCGTTGAGAAGATGGCAGCCACTCCAAAGGAAGAGCCTTCTAAGAAGGTTGCTAACCCATTCAACAAAGGCATCGACTACTCAGAGATGGTAGAGAAGATGCGCGCAATAACCAAGAAATAAACCTATAAACACTATAAAAAATGGCATTTGATGTATCGGGCTTAACCGCCTACATTGAGGAACAAAACTTTCCTCTAATCACAAAAGCAGTAACTGGAGGTCGTACAGCTTCACTTATGGAGAAGCAAGTAGGCGTAAAGGGCAAGACCAAAATCAACCTAATGGATGTTGATGTAAACTTCCAAGATGGTAGCGGTTGCGCGTTCAACGCTGATGGCGATGTAACTTTTACTCAGCGTGAGATTGACCCAGCAAAATTGAAGTTGAACATGGAGTTTTGCCCAAAGACTTTGGAGGGTTACTACCTACGTTCGCAACTTCCAAGCGGGGCGCATTACGAGTCTATTCCTTTCGAGGAGCAGTTCGGTGCTTACTTGATTGAGAAAATCCAATCAGAGTTGGAGGTTATGATTTGGCAGTCTGACTCTACATTGGTATCAGGTAACCTTCAGTTTTTCGATGGTCTTATTGACGTAATTGGAGGTGGTTCTTACATCAATGCAAATACAACTGCATTTGGTTCGGGTACTGCTCTTACAACTGCGTTGACTGCAAACAACATGGTTGAGGCTGTTCAGCGAGTTTACGAAGCGGCTGCTGCTGCTATCGTTGACAAGGCTGACGCTAAGATTTTCGTTGGATATGATTCCTTTAGAGCGTTGGCACTTGGTCTTCAGAACGGTCTTGGAATCGTTACTGCTGGCGGTCAACTTCAAAACGCTCAGAGTTCATTCGCTGACCTTACAATGGTTCTCCCAGGTACTAACATTGAAATCATCGCTGTTAACGGTCTAACAGGAACTAACGATGTGTACTGTATGAGAACAAGCAATATGTTCTTGGGAGTTGACCTTGAGGACGATGCTTCTAAAATCGAGGCATGGTACTCTAAGGATGACAGAAAGTACAAGGTAGCTGTTGACTTGACACTTGGTGTTCAAGTTGCATACCCTGACCAAATCTCTGCGGTAATTCTTTAATCTAATCGGGGCGGCTTTCGGGTCGCCCCTTCACTCTAAAAACTAAAAACATGGCATATACTGGATGCGCACTCAGCTACTCACATGATCTTGACTGCCGCGATACAGTAGGCGGAGTGAAGAGCTGTAGATTTGCGAACCTTGCTGACTATCTTGCATTAACACCTGTTGTATCTGCTGGAGCGGTTACTTCAATCACAGGAACGCCTACATTCTACAAGTACGAGCAACTAAAGGAAACTTCCTCGTTGACCGAGACCATCAACGGTAACAGTCAGAACGGAACGGTTTACTTCACGCCTGAGGTGGTTGTAGTGCTTTCAAAGTTGGACGTAGACAAGCGAAACGAAATCAAAGTTCTTGCTCAGCAGCGTTTGGTGGCTATCGTTGAAACTAACGACGGGTCATATTGGGTCGTTGGTTACCAAAACGGTCTTGAATTGAACGCTGGAACTTCTGCAACGGGTACGGCTTTCGCTGACCTTTCGGGTTACTCTTTGACGTTTAGCGGAATGGAAGCGGAGCAAATGCTTTCCATCGGTTCAGCAGACGTTACTGCGATTACCAACTAATTCGTATATTTACACTTTCTCTTTTTCATTTGTTCTGTTGGGGAGGGGTCGGCTAACGCTGACCCTTTTTCGTTTGGCACAAAAACGAACTTTTGCTATTTAAAGAAAAACAAGCATGGCATCGACCGTAACACCAGCAACCGCAACGGTTCAAATTGTAGAATCTCTAACACTCGGAGGAGTTGACAGAGGAGGCACACACACACGTTCAATTTCAAACGTGGCAGAAGCTGACCGCAGAGTGATGACAATCGACTCAGCGAACGAGATTGACATCATCGAACTCAACACCAACAACGGTCAGGGGAAGTTCATTCGTTCAGCTATCCGTTACATCCGCATCACTAACTTGGACAACACTAACTTCATTCGGGTAAGGTTCAAGAATAGCGGTGCAGAAACCGCAGACGTTAAGGTTGATGCTGGGGCTACCTTCATGCTATCGACTGGCTCAATGGATGCAGACACAAGTGCTGGAGCATTCAGCGCATTCGTTGACATTGATGTGATAAGCGCACAAGCTAACACAGCAGACTGTGATATCGAATATGTGGTATTTGCGGTTTGATAAACATCGCACGAAATACGGCTAATGATGTGGCGTTAACCCTTACGGAAAAGGGAACGGCTACTTACTACCTCTTTAAGTTCCAATCGGATAACACAGAGGCGGTGGAGTACTGCATTGCTACGGATTCAAGCCTTTACCCTGACCGCTTTAACAAGTTCATCATCACGGAAACGTCAACACCTGACAATCTAAATGCGGAGGTGGAACTACCAACAGAGGGGCAATGGCGGTATTTCGTTTATGCGAACTCTTCAAGTTCAAATTTAGACCCGACTGGACTGACCGAATTAGAATCGGGAATCGTGAAAGTAACGGGAACATCAACACCAGTTACCACCTACTCAGGTGGCAACTCTAACTATGTAGTGTATGGCTCTTAAAATTCTAAACTTCGGAGCGCATAAAGTGCCTACCTTCAAAGAAGCAAAGGGCAAAGATTGGATTCTCTTTGGAGACGAAGGGGAATACAAGAACCGCTATCCTGAGTACCTTCTGAACCTTTACCGCAGAAGTGCGAAGCATCACGCCATCATCAACTCAAAAAAAGACTACGTAGTTGGTCAGGGATGGGCTGTTAACGCTGAAGGATTGGACACGATGGGGCTTGCAAGACTTCAGCAGTTCATTCAAGAGCCGAACCAATATGAGTCTTTAAACGACATCTTGGAGAAGGTAGCACTTGATTACGAGTTATACAACGGCTTCGCGTTAGAAATCGTTTACAACCAACTGAACGACAAGATTGCGGCTATTTATCACGCTGACTTTGCGCGTTATCGGTCAAACGAGGACGGCACGAAATACTACTATTCGGAAGATTGGAAGAAGCACAACCCTGTCGTTGAAGAAATAGATGCTTTCAACTGGAAAGAGCCAAGCGGCAAGCAGCTACTTTATGTCAAAGGATACTCTCCTGACTGCAAATACTACCCGCTTCCTACATATCTTGGGTCAACGGGTTACATTGAGTTAGACGTAGAGATTGCCAACTTCCACCTTAACGCGGTTAAGAACAACTTTGTCGGAGGGACAATCGTGTCTTTCTACAATGGAGAGCCGACTCTTGAAGAACAAGAGGAAATCGAGCGACAGATAAAGGACAAGTTTACGGGAACTGACAACGCTAACTCTATCGTTCTAAACTTTGCAGATTCAAGGGACAGAGGAGTCGAGATTCAGCAGTTGAATGGCAACGACTTCGACAAGCGTTTTGACATCTTAAACAAGACCGTACAAAGGGAAATTTATGCTGGGCATTCGGTAACTGACCCTGCACTCTTCGGAATCAAAGAGGACGGAATCTTCACGAGCAGAAACCAACTGGTAGACAGCTTTGAGTTGTTCCAAAACACCTACGTAAACAACCGACAGCAGTTCATCGAGAGGGTATTTAATGACCTTGCCGCAGTTCAAGGGTTATGGAATCGTTTGTTTATACAAGACACAGAACCGATTAGCGTACAATTCTCAGAGTCTACGGTTACTTCTGTAATGACAGAGGCGGAAATACGTGAGAAAGTAGGGCTGCAAGTTGTTCAAACTAAGGAAGATTCTACGGTTGACAGCAAGACCAAAGATGCACAAGCTGCACTTAAAGGGTCAGTCGGTGGTGTTAGCGGTATCATTACGTTACTTCAGAACGTCAAAGAGGGTCTTATCGCTGAGAACTCCGCTATCGCTGTACTTGTTGAGTTGTACGGCTTCAGTCCTGAGATTGCAAGGTCTACAATTACGGGCGAAGTTATCCCTGAGAATGTGGCGGCAGAGATGCGAGCGGTATTCGAGAAGCAAGACGAGGACGCTATCCTTGTTGAGTACTTCAAGAACTGCGGCTCGACTGACTACGAACCCGTAGGGAATGGCAAGGCGTTAAACTTTGAAAGCGAAACCTCCGCAAGATTACACGAGGAACTGAATAGAAAGTATTGGTTCGCTGAGATAGACCCGTTGGACACGGCTATTTTGAACATCCTAAAGGAGAATCCAGCTACTCCGTTTCTTGCGATTGCAGAACAGCTACAACTTTCAATTGAAAGGGTAATGGCTGGGCTTCAAAGACTGAACGAAGCCAACGCTATCAAGATAGCCATCGACAACGTACTGGACTCAACGCAACGAGCCGTAGAAGTAACCAAAGAAGGCGAGCGACTACTTGAGCAGGTACCACCAGTAGAGGAGGAGTTCGTTATTCGTTACGTTTACTCCAAACGACCAGAGGCAAGCGGTGCGGCTATCATTCCAACTACGCGACCATTCTGCCGCGAACTCGTAACGGAAACAGAAGCTGGTAAGAGTTGGAAGTTGACCGAGATTCAAAACATCGGAGTAAGCCAAAATAGAAACGTATGGATGCGAGGCGGTGGATTTTGGGGTAAATCATACCATTGCCGACACTACTGGGAGCAGAAACTTATGAAGATTAAGAAGTAATGGCTAACGTCTTATTCATATCGGAAACATTCCTCAAGGACAACACTTTGCTCCACGAGAATATCGACTTCAAGTACTTGCGACCTGTGGTTTTGATGTGTCAGGACATCCACATCCAGCACAAAATTGGGACTACATTATACAACGAACTCAAGACACAGATAACCAACTCTACGTTAACGGCTGCGAACCTTACACTTTTGGAGGATTACATACAGCCAGCTCTTTTGCATTGGGTTCAAAGCGAAGCACCGACAGCCATTAGCTACAAGTTTCTGAACAAAGGGCTACACCAACAAAGTTCTGAGAATAGTTCGAACGCTTCTTTGGACGAAATAAACTTTATTTCCAAGCGGTACAAGGACAAAGCAGAATGGTACACCGAGAGGCTCGTTACTTTCCTTTTAGAAAACGAATCCAATTACCCAGCGTACGCTAACCCTGACGATGGTCTTGATATAATCCAGCCTGACACGAGAACCTACACGACTGGAATGTTCTTAGGGCGCAGACCGAAGTTTATTTCATTGGAGGATAAATATGAGTACAAACGCAAGTAAGAGAAATCAAGCGAAGCTAAAAGCATATGTACACGCTCAACGAAATACTAACCATAATCGAAACTCAGGCGAACGCTCACCTTCAAGTGAAGCAGTACGGTCAGGGGGACGTTTGGGAAATCAACCCAAAGGAACTTGATTACCTTGTTCTGTGGGCGATAGAGGAGAGCGTTGTATTATCGGAAAGGACATTGACCTACAACATCCGACTTTTAGCAATGGACAGAGTCTTACCTGGCGAAGATAACGAGCAAGAAGTGATGAGCGACACCATACAAGTTCTACTGGACTTCGTTGCTTACTTCCGACAGTTGCACACGACAGATTTAAGTATACAACCGAGCGTAACTCTTGAACCATTTACCGAACGCTTTGACGACAAGGTAAGCGGTCATTCTTGCGTATTATCAATTACACAACCTTACGACTACAACAAGTGTCAAATACCAAACTAAAATGACTGAATCACAAAAACTAATCGGAACGCGCGGCTGCAAACTCCTTACAGGAACGGGAGCGTTGACAGGCTTAAAAGGCTACGCTTTCATCGCGCAAGAGGACACCGTTCTAACTACATTCGAAGTGGATGGAGTTGATGCCCTTGCCGCCTTTGGACTTTCGGGCGCAACCTTAAAAGCTGGAGCGTACATCGTAGTCCCTTCGGGCGATGCCATCACAGCCATCACCATGTCAAGCGGGAGCGTTGTAATCTATAACCAATAAGCTATGCCATCAATTCTAACAAGACCAAGTGGCGGTGGTGGCGGTGGCGGTGGTAGCATAGCCATAAGCTATTCAAACAACACGCCAACATACGGGGATACTATCACTATTGCTGCAACACCGACTGGTATAACACCAACATCTTACACGTTCATTATTGCGGGTAATATTGACGAGACTATTACTGTACAGGCTGGTAACACTTTGAGTTGGGTTGTAAACACCTTGAATCCAACTATCTATGTACAAGCAACTGATGCAATTTCCTTTGCGGCAAGTGTTGATAGTTCATTGACAGTATCATCCATAACAGAAGCTGGAACATTTATAACAGCACTCGAAACGCTTACATCTGACACGATGGGCGGTAGACAGAAAGATGCCGTTAACCGTTTGGTGTGGATGCTTAATGGAAATGATACGACAAACTCTACCGACCTTTGGACAATGTTAACGGCAACCAACGCAGCTTGGTATATCTACTGCCCTAATGATGATTCAACTGCTTATTTCGATGGTTACAAGATAGACCTACTCGACCCAACTCACACGGGTACTTTCATAAATATGGTAGCGGGTGATATTAGCGTGGAAGGCGTTAAAGGTGGTGCGGGTAAGGCTTTGAACATGGATGTGCAGCCTGCTGACTTTGATCTTAATAATATAATGTGTCACTTCTACCAATCTAAGTACGGGTTTGAATTGTTAACAGTACCTATGGGTGCTCACATTACGGATCAAAACTCAGATGGTGTAAGTGCTTTTTGGCAGTTTAATCAAACAGCGGCTGTTATAAGAGTTAACAATGCTGGCGGTGGAAGTTCTGCATCAAAAAAATCAATAACAGGGGTAATGTCGTTTGGTAGGGATAATGCAACTCAGGTAAAGATAGCTACAAATGGTAATTATGATGGAACTGCTGGTGCGGCATCTAGCAGCGCAATAACTGAGGATTTCTACGCTCATGGTTATCATAATGCTTCAACAGGCGTTTCTACAAACCCATCAGCCAATACATATGCAGGCTTTGCCGTAACGCCTTGGTTAAGTGCTAATGAGTATTTAGATTTTAGTGAGGCGTGGGATGAGTTTAACAAGATAGTAATTACAGATGGAAGAAAGTGTAACATATAGTATGTTGGCGTTGGATGCCAATATTGAACCTTTCGTGTCATCTTGGGGCGCGGAGTGCAGACCGTCTTACGATGACACGCTTGATAAATGGTTATTGCCGTTAGGCTGGGAATCAGAATTGACTGCAAGAGGAATTGATTTTGAAACGGTTGAAATTGAAATAATACACGAACCATAACCAGTCGCGAATTGAAAACAAATTACAACATAGATGACTGGGATGGATGCAATAATTGAAGCGTTAGCGAGTTACGGAATAGCTGGAATCTTCCTTGCTGTTTTGGTTTACTACCTTAACAAACTGACCGACATACACAGAGATGAGCGCAAGGAATGGCAAGTTGCTAATGATAAGCACGTAGAGAAGTTCAGCGACGTGATTGCGGAGAACACGAAGGCATTGGTTGAGATGCGTGGCGAACTAAAAGAGAATAGGTGCAAGGTGTAAAGTGGTGCGCTATTGCACCAAGAGAATGTAATTGTAAAGATGGAAACTGCGAAGAAAAAGAACCGAAGCGCGGCAAAGATAGCCGCAGAGGTAATAAAGGAGTTCGAAGGGTTTGAAAGCAAGCCTTATCTGTGCCCAGCTAACGTACCCACAATTGGCTACGGAAATACCATGTACCCGAATGGCGAACGGGTAACTATGGACGACACTGAGATAACCGAAGAGCAAGCTACGGAGATGCTCATGGACACCATTAAATCAGTAGAAAAGCAAGTGAAAAACGTGGTGGAGGTCAAGCTTCCAGCGCATAAGCTGGCGGCTCTAATCTCCTTCACTTACAACGTAGGCATCGGCAACTTTTCAAACTCTACTCTATTGGCTTGGCTTAATTCAAACCCTGAGTTTCCTCGTATTCCTGAGCAATTCAGAAGATGGAACAAAGGAGGCGGCAAGGTGCTGAACGGGTTAATAAGAAGAAGGGAAGCAGAAATCGAACTTTGGGAAGGGACATCGCAATACATTTAGTTAAGGTCTACACGCCTTACCTTTTGGCGTTCTTGCTGGGTGTTATCGTAGCTTGGCAAGGCTGCGGAAGCGGTGAAATTGAAACCGTAACCATCGAGAAGCCAGTCCACACAACCAAATACGTTGACCGATGGAAGGTTGACACCGTTAGATTCGTACGAAGAGAACTAATTACTCGTTATGACACTATCTACTCGGAAAAGATAGTTATTCGTTTAGACACAATGTTAAAGGTAGACACGGTTAAGATAGTCGAAGCATGGCTAACTGAGGTCAACTGTTATGACACTACGGTCAATGATGTCAGGGTAAGGTGGCAGAACTACCAAAACGTAACCGAGAAGTTAGTAATCGACTATTTACCAAAGAATGGAGGTGCAAAATTTGCACTTGGCATACACGGTAACGTGGGGTTGATTTCTGATTTTGAAAGCCAGTATGTCCCAATGTTCGGGGTCGGTTTGCTTGGGTCAATTAAAAAAACCTACATTAGCGCAAACTATGGCTTCAATGGTCAGCACTATGTAGGTGTTGGCATTGGTCTGACAATCATAAGTAGATGAATTACTACTATTACCAAGATGCTGAAGTTCGCGAACAGATAGACGAACTGCTCCAACAAAATGCCACAATCCAAGCTAACTTAGGGACAGACTCCACAGCCGAAGAGCGAGAAGAAGCCAAACGGCAATGGATGGAACTGGCTAAACAGATTCGTGAAATCGACCCGAAGTTCTATCGTGAACGAATAATGGCACAACACAGATGAAAGGAGAAATCGTAAAAGAGTATTTGGAGCATCCTGAATGGGGAAGCCTTCCGAGTTTAACGCTTGCACGTTTGATATACAAGGACAACGTGGAGGTCTTTAAAGATGTGGATGATGTACGTGGAAAGATACGTTACTATCGTGGTCAGCGAGGCAAGGCACAACGCCACAGGGCAACCCATAAGGCAGAGCCAGCAGAACACGCTAAAGCGTTAGGAGTTGCTAACCCGTTCGGACTACCTGAATCAGACGAAGAGGATTGGGAGCCGTTCGTGTTACCCGAAGGCAACAACCGCATCCTTTTATTGTCGGACATTCATGTGCCTTACCACAACATCCAAGCACTCACGAAAGCTATTGAGTACGGAAAAGAGAAGAAGGTCAACGCTGTGGTTTTGAATGGCGACACGTTGGACTGTTACGCTCTGAGCAGATACGAGAAAGACCCACGAAAAAGAGGCTTTGCTGCTGAACTTGAAGCCTGTCGTCAACTGCTTGGTATTTTGAAACGTGAGCTTGACTGTCCAATTTACTTCAAGCTGGGAAACCACGAGGAACGATACGAGGCTTACCTTAGAACCAAAGCACCTGAGTTGCTTGGTACTTCGGAGTTCACGCTTGACACATTGCTAAAGTTCGGGGAGTTCGGGGTTACCTTAATTCAAGACAAACGGATAATAAAAGCTGGTAAGCTGAACATCTTACACGGACACGAGTTCGGGCGGTCTGTATTCTCTCCAGTTAACCCAGCGCGAGGATATTACATGAGAGCCAAAGCGTCCGTTATCTGCGGACACAACCACCAAACAAGTGAACACACCGAGAACAACTTGGAAGGCAAGATAGTAACTACATGGTCTACTGGTTGCCTTTGCGAAATGAATCCGATGTATATGCCCATAAATAAGTGGAATCATGGCTTTGCTTTCGTGCAGATTTCAGAGGGTGGAGACTTCGAGGTTGATAACCTCCGCATCATCAACGGGAAAATAAGATGATAGTCTTTCTTTTAACGTCTATTCTATTTCTAATTCTATTGCTGGTCGGTCTGCTGGTGTACCTTCTTTATGCTGTCAGGGCAATCATCGAAACTCAAGACGTAATCTTCGATGCTGCGGTCAATGCGGAGGAGATGTACAACGAGATTCAAACCAACCAAGAGGCTATTCTCAACGCCCATTTTCGGCAGAATTGAGTTCAAACTGAAAATATTTTCACTTTTTTTGATCTAAATGTTGTGAATATTCAAAAGAATAGTTTTATATTTGAGCCATCATTAACGGGGTAACCCACTAAAAACAGAACAAAATGACAACTCAAGAACAAGTAGAAAAGCTATTCATTCAGATGGTTAAGGCAGAAATGGCAATAAGCGGAAACGACTGGAATCAAAGCAAGGTTGTAGTTAAAGAATGGATAAAGCAGAAAGGCTTAATGTAAAACTAAACGGGGTAACGGGTAATGCCGACCCCATCAAACAACAGAACCATGAACCATTTACAATTCGAACTTACAATGTCAAACGAGCAGATACCAGCGTTTATTCGGTTGGTTGCTCGCAAAGCACTCACCGACCTACGTAATGGCGGAGGAACTACCCATGTCGAGCCGTACATCTTTTGGCAACTGGTCAGGCACTCAGAAGCGACAGCCGTCAAGTCAGGGCTTTATACCTTTGTCAGGGTGGTCAACGATGAAAATTATGTTGACATTCAAACTTTAAATTCGTAAATTCAATTTTTATTAATCATCAAAAACAGAACGATGAACGAAACACAGAAAGAGAGGTTGCAACACCTCGCAAAAGAGAACGGTCTGACAAAAGACCACTTCTTCAAAAGCCCTCAAGGGTTCGTAATTATAACCCGACAAGGCATTGAGCGAATCCAAGCGCACAAGGGAATCCGAGTTAGGTATGAGATGGTACACCTGACAGACGACTGCAAGTTCGTGGTCATCAAAGCCATTGGCGAAATGTCCAACGGTCAGGGTCTACCCGTTCAAATGGAAACCTTCGGGGAATCGGCACCAGCTAACACGCGCCAAACCTATCCAGTAGCGATGGCGGAGAAACGCGCACTATCAAGAGTAGTGTTAAAACTGTCAGGACTTTACGAAGTTGGCGTATTTGGAGAAGATGAATCTGATGACTTTAAACGAGCGTAAGATGGAAGATATATTCGAAGCAATCAGCAACACTCAGCAGAGGTCGGAGGAATGGCACGCGCAAAGGTTAGGGAAGTTTACGGCTTCCCGCTTTGGCGACCTTATGACCAACGGACGAAAGAAAGACGAGGTACTTGGGCAGACAGCTATCAGCTACATCTACGAGAAGGCTGCAGAATTACTGACAGGGCAAAGAACCGAAATCTTCGGCAAGGCGTTAGACTGGGGCAATGAGTACGAACCAATCTGCAAAACGTATTACTCAGAATTGAAAGGCGTAACCATTGAAGAGATGCCGTTCGTTGAGATAAACGAATACTCAGGGGCTTCGCCCGATGGTATGGTAGATGGCGAACTGATAGAAATCAAATGCCCGTACAACACAGCAAACCACCTCAAGACCGCTTTCGAGGGTTACATCGACCCGAAGTATGTGTGGCAGATGCAAGGGCAAATGCTGGCAACTGGAGCAACGGCTTGTCGGTTTATTTCATTCGACCCACGCATTCAAGACGAACGCTTCAAACTCATCGAGATTCGAGTCGAGCAAGACCTTGAGATGCAAGAACAACTCCGCGAACGGTTAGCGTTTGCAAATGATTATCTTAGTAACCTTTTAAACTCTAAATAATGGAAAGTAAAGTAGTATTCGTGGACGGCTTGAACGTCTACACACCATCAACCAACGCTCCTGACTGGGTGAAAGCTGACATGGTTCTGAACCCGACCAAGCTAATCAAGTGGCTACAGGAAAACGACCAGTACCTCAAAGAAGGTAAACATGGTCTTGAGGTTCGACTACAAGTAAAGCAGTCAGCACAGGGCAAGTTATACGCAAGCGTTGACACCTACGAGCCGAAGTTGAAAGCGGAGGTAACTGCCAAAGCGGTAACGGTAGACGATGGCGACCTCCCGTTCTAAGGTAGTAAAAGATTTAGATGCCGCCTTCAGCCGTTACATTCGGTTGAGGGCGGTTAATCTTGACGGCTTTGTAGAGTGCTACACTTGCGGACGTTCCTACGAATGGAAGAAGATTCAATGCGGACACTTTATGAGCCGCGCACGTTACGCTACGAGATGGCACGAAGATAACTGCCGACCGCAATGCTACGGATGCAACGTGATGCAACAAGGTCGCCAATACGACTTTGGCATTAACTTAGACCGAGAACGCGAAGGGTTGGCTGAAGAGATGCACCAGCTTAGCTTAACGACCGTAAAGTTTGCAACGTGGGAACTGGAGGAGATGCTCAAAGAGTATAAACAGAAGGTCAAATCCTTAGAATCCTAAACTTCCTAAACATCCTGAGTGTGTTTTTTTTGCCTAAATGTTTTGGATATTCAAAAGTTATTTAGATATTGCACCAATCAAACGGGGGTCGCGCATCCGTAACGCGAGAAAAAACAAGAACAATGATAGACGATTTTAGATGGACTTACAGAGAGTGCTGCGGAAAGCGAATAAGGGAGTGCGATGACTGCGACTGCAACTACTGCGAGGACTGCGGAGAAGTAACCATCAACGAAACCAAATGTGAAACCTGTTTAGATTATTACCATGCTGAACATTATCAAGATTGACGAAGTGATAGCGGAGGCGAACGCCAAGAAGATAACCGCTTACCGAATAGCCAAAGACACGGGGCTATCAACTCAAACCGTGTACGCTTACTTCGCTGGCGACAAGGTCAGCGTAAGAACTCAGGAAACAATTATTAACTACATAAACAAACAATGAAAAAGACAACAATCAAGTACGCGGCAATGCTGCAAGAAGTGAAAGAAGCTTGCAAAAATAACGAGCGAATCGTTGGCAAAGAACTCGGAGCTAAGTACAAAGCAACGAACAACATGATATGCAGCTTAAAAAGAATAGGATGGATTGAAAAGGTTGGAACTGCGAAGTACAAATGGACAAGAGGAGAAGTAACCTTAGGTATGGCTACTCAGTTGGCAGACTTTATGAACGAGCAGACCAACGGCAAGCGACCAACAAAAGAACCGCAGCTAAAGGTTGATTTCAAAGAACCGAAGGCGCAACCGAAGGCGAATAAGACAAATAAAATTGAATCAGTAAAGACAGAAACTACTTCTTGGTTTTGGGGACTTTACACAAAGACCGTGAAAGGATGAACTATTACAACACGAACAACGAAGTTGGGACAGAGCTCAAGAAGTCCCAAGAGAAAGCGAAAAGTCAGGACGAACTTGTCTTGATTTACTTCCGAAACCATGACCAGCTCGGAGTAACGCCTGAGAGGGTTCTGCGACACTTCAGAATAATGGAGCCGTTATCATCTGACAGATGGGCAAACACTCCTATTACTTCCATAAGAAGGTCCTTTTCGAACCTCCACAAGAAGGGCTTAATCGAGAAGGCTGGCTACAAGATAGAAGGAGATTTCGGTAAACAAATAAACGTATGGAGATGCAAGTAATACGACTATCACAAAGCCTAAAGGAGCAGCTAATTAACATCATCGACCTACATCAAGGTTACTTCGGGGAGGATTGCCAAACGCTACTAGCTGCAATTCAAGGAGTTTACTGCGAGAAGCACATCGACAAAAGTTGCAAAGACATCATTAACAGAGTTGAGCAAGCTACAGGCATCGGCTATTCAGCGATGAAAGCACGGACACGAATGAGGAATGTAACCATTGCTCGGCAGTACGCTATCTACAGAGTGCATCGGGAGTTATACGGAAGCGGGTACTCTTTGCAAGACATTGGCAAGATGTTCTACCGAGACCACTCAACGGTGCTGTATTCCATCAAGACGATGAGGCACGCTCTTCAAGTTCAAGACAAGTTAGTTAAATCAATTCACACGAAATATGGAGAACTGGAAAGTGAGGGTGCTTGATTTCATTATGTGGAATCTTGGCTATGAACGAGAAAAATGATTTCCAAGTGGAACAATTTTGTATATTTGCTACTTACTAATGAACGCCTGACAAGTGTTTATCTGAAACTCGAAGAAATGAAGAAACTACTTTACGGGGTTAAAACAAACGGACGGCTACTTCGAGGGCTGAACGGGAGGGGCGCAGTCAACGCCAACCCCTTTTTTTTTCAAAATGCCAAGAACTAAAAATGCTATACTTGATGATATATTAAAAATCAAGTGGGATATAGACGATTCTTACGGTCAGTCATACCTGACTTATAATAACCAATTGAAGTATTGTGATTTACTTAGAGAAGGTAGTACATTACAAGTTTTTACTGACCACGAATACATTGTTTTAAGAACAATATTTGATACAGGTGTTCGTCATCTATCAGAACTCAAAGCACATTTAAGAAATCAGCCAAGACGAGATGCTCAGGCATTTATTGGCAAAAAGAACATTAGACTATGGCTATTTAAAAGAGACGGCTGGAGGTGTTTGTGTTGTGGTTCTAATAAGAAATTGACTGCTGACCATATTGTACCAGTAAACAAGGGTGGAAATAACACACTTAGCAACTTGCAAACTTTATGCGCAAGTTGTAATTCAAGAAAGAGTGATTCATTTATAGATTACAGAATATGAGCGGCTACGACTTATCACGAAACTGGTTTGATTGGTGCTTCGAGAATCCTGAGAAGATAAAACCAAACCACACGGCTCTATATTTCTTTGCGGTTGAACATTGCAACCGATTAGGCTGGAAGAAGAAGTACGGAATGCCGACCACGATGGCAATGGAAGCTATCGGAATCAAGTCTTACAATACTTACATCAACACTTTAAACGACCTTGTGGAATGGGGCTTTATTTCAATGGTTCAAAGGTCAAAGAATCAATACTCTGCTAACATAGTTGCCCTATCAAATTTTGACAAAGCACTTGACAAAGCACTTGACAAAGCATTGATAAAGCACGGGACAAAGCAAAGTGAAAGCATTGATAGTATAGATAAACAAGAAACAAGTAAACCAATAAACAAGGAACAAGCACCACCATCGCTTGAAGAAGTAATTTCGTACTTTGATGAGAACGGTTACACTAAGGAATCAGCTACCAAGATGTTTGAATATTACGAGGAAAGCAGAAAGCCTCGCGGAATAGTTTGGAAGGATGGCAGAGGCAACACCGTAAAGAATTGGAAACAGAAAGCCCGAAGCATTTGGTTTAAAGACGATAATCTCAAGAAGAACCAGCAGTATGATTTTAAGAACTTTGAAAACGTAGAATACCCATGAGAATAGACGACTACATTAGCAGAATTGAGAAGGGGCAAGATGCTCGTTACCAGCTTCGAAAGTACGAAGAGCATAATTTTGAAACCGCACGGCTCGCATTTGAAAAGTGCTGCCGATATGTTCTTCCGAAGTGGCAAGACAAGCACCCTGAGTTAACTGACCAAATTGTGAGATACGCTCTTCAGTTGGACTCCTTCAACGGGGACACCGACAAAGGTTTAATTCTGATGGGTTCTACTGGTGTCGGGAAAACGGTTTATTTGAAATCTCTGAGTTTATTTATGGGCTACGCTCAGAAGTTCAAGTTCAAGATTTACACGGGGTTTGAAATGGAGCGGATATATCAAGCAGAAGGCGAGGACTTGTTCAGTTTAGAAACAGCAATGAAATCCAAGATGTTCGCCATTGATGACATCGGAGAAGAGCATACGACAATTAAACGCTACGGCACTGAGATAAATGTCGGAGTTGATGCGTTGACACAGCGACACCAGCTATACACGAACAAGGGTTACCTTACCTTTGCTACTACCAACCTCAACGCTGAGATGATTGGCAAGAAGTACGGCAAGCGAATCGAATCACGTATCTACGAGATGTTTAATTTTATCGGTGTAAAAGGAGAAGATTTAAGGAAATGAAAGAGTACAAAACAACGATCAAAACAATGGTGTACGGGCAGTTATTCGTTTACGCACTGGACGAAATGCGAGGAAGTAACCATTTCAAGCAGCAGCTAAAAGCAAAGGGTAACTCGTTTCAGAAGGAAGTGGAGAAGTTCCTTAACACAGCTTACGGAGGTGGCAATACTGACCTGACGATAATCGAACTTTTAGAACATTGTCAGAACAAGATTGACGAGATAATAGAGAACGAGGTAACTTTTGTAGAATAATGCTTTAGATGGCAAGAAGTAGTTTTATTTTATTGTGTACAACGTCCAGCTAAAGAATCGTGCAGTGTTCTTTAGCTTAGTTGTAAGATTTACGGGGTTAATTTAAATGAAAGCCGTAACATTTACGGGGTTAACTCAACGTTTAAAATAAATCACTACATTTAAGCCCGTGAAAGAGCAAGCGGCAATCGACCTACTATCTGACCAAGAGTTATATGAACTCGCGCAGAAGCTATGCAATTGCCCTGACGACCTTATACAAGAGGTGGTTCTTCTTTTACTGGAGATGCCCGAAGAGAAATGGCAACAGATAAACGAAGGCGGATACTTGAGGTTCTACATCGTGAGGACGATGATGACAATGGCGACCAGTAAACGCTCCAGCTTTTCAAAACTCTACGACCTCCACAACCATAAGAAGGTAGACCACGAGCGGGAAGATTACGACTGGGATAAGGAAAACGACATTACCCTTTTAGAGATTCTAATCGAGGAACTTCATTGGTACGACAAGGAGGTT